CTCCACTTCCTTCTGCTTTAGTCTGAGCCTGAGCAAAACCTGATAACATAACTTCTTCTTCAAACGCTCTGTCTGAAGATTCCGTAGCATATATTTCAGCATGCTGATTTTCATAACGTTTATATTCAAGTCCAAATAGTGCATTTAGACCTGGTTCTAGTTCTTTAACTAGTTGTCCTCTACTTATGGCCATTATATACCTACCGTTCCTTTTAAGAAATGCTCGTTAATCATAACAACTAGATTAACATTAGCAGATCCTGCTGTGTCATTACTAGGATCTTTTGAAATCCCCATAATTCTTAATTGTGCTGTAGCTGTCTTCTGATCAGAAAAATCTAATTCAACTTTAGATACATAATCTGGTGAAGATCCTGCTGCATACACAATGTCAGCGTTTAGACCAACGTCTGCTGCTGCAGTTGCGCCGTCTGATTGTATTTCAAACCTTTCGTAAGGGTCGTCAGAAACGAATCCTACGATATCTGTTGCAGTATTACTTGCATTCAGATGGTTTGCCCATGTTGGTTTGCTTGTTGAAGCATCAGTATAAAAGACACCATTAAGTGATCCTAATAAAGTATCTGTTGCTGCTGCTACAGTAATTGTACCAGTGGCTGCCATTTCGACAGGATCCCACTGATAGATAGCTGTTGCATTTGCTGCGATACTATACTCGGATAAACCTTGGTTGTCTCTATTCTGGCCAACTTTTCCTATTGCTTTCAAACCGAAAGCTGCGTCTTGGTTTGCCATTATATTTTCTCCTTTTGTGAGCTACCCTTGCGGGCCTCCACTCACGGGTTTATTTTATTCGTTGGGTAGGAATCGTTAAAAAATTAACTTTTCTTTGAACCACCGAAGGTTACACGTGTCTGTCGATCAATATTGATCGGCATACTTGGGTGCTGTTCCTTCATAAGATCGTTGTCTACTGCTTCAACGTTGTCCTGACCTTGTTTAACATAATAGTCAGTTCGTTGTTCTGCAATCTCTTCCGGTACCCTAGCCAGCACTAGGCCTCCTACTCCGATTACCCCTTTGTATTTTCCATCATCCACAATTGGAAAGTCTGAGTCTGGATATTCATCAGCTCTTACAAGCTCGTATCCGGATCTAATTCTTCCAGCGACGTTTTTAGTGTCTTGGAATCCCATAGATTCTACTCTGATCCATCTGTGTTTAAAACCTGTTGGTGCAGGGGGTGCATCTAAAGATGAAGGTGGAGTCCAAACTTTTTTCTTAGCTTCTTTTTCTCTTGTCTGACTCGCACGGGATGCTCTTTTTTCATTATTATTTTCCATATGCTTATGCCTCCTTCGTGATTTTTAATTGTTTCGCATATTCTTCTAGTGGCACACCTAATTTTTTAGCGATTGCTACCTGTGATGATGTGAGTCTCACAGTCTTGCGACCAGTATTTGTACTTCGCTTCGCACTAGCTACTGTTTGTACGGGTTTGGTCGTTTCCCCTTTATCTGATGTATTTGTATCAAATTTGTGGGGGAATTCAAGTCTTATTCTTTTATCTATTTCAGAATAATACTCATCAGATTGAGGATCATAACCCTCTTGCTCTGTAAGTTTCTTATGTAGATCAAAAGCAGTATAAGTCATAGCATTATCTTGACCGAACCAAGCATTTCTAGATGCCCATGTTTCAGCCTTAGGATCTGGTGTTCCTTGTGCTGCTTGTTGTCTATTTAAGTTTATATTTGGAGTTTTAACCTCCTCAGCTTTTCTAGCTTTATACTGTTCTTGAGCAACTATTGTTTCTTTAAGTTTAGCATTCTTATAACTTAACTCAGAAATTGCAGTTTGAGCTTCTACTTCAGCATTAATATCTCCTGCTTCTCTAGCAGCAGCAAGTTTTGCTTTAGCAGCTTGAAGACCATTTACAACACTCTCTTCAGCATTTTTAAAAAACTCAGGTTCAAACTTTGAGATTTTTGCTTCAGCAGCTTCTTTTGCTTTTATTTGTGATTGAGCATAAGTTAACGCTTCATCTTTTTGTCTCTCTGCTTCTCTCCATTTATGAGTAAGTTTAGCTATTCTTCTTTGTACTCCATCGGAATACTTTTCTAATTCTTGTTCTTTATCGTCCTGTGCAGGCTCTTCTTTCTTTTCTTCTTCTAATTTAACTTCACGTTCATTTTCGTAAGTTTTATCTTCGCCTTCTTTTTCTTCTACAACAGGTCTTACTGTTGGTTCTTCTTTTACTTCTGGTTGTTCAATTTCTGCTGAATTATTTTCTTCAGGAATATCAACATCCATTTCTGGACCAGATGTATCTATATCGACTTTATTATCTATTGGCATAGTTTATCTCCTTCTATGATTAAAATTGATGAAGTATATCTTCAGGGTCTTCAATGGTTGCTAAAACTTCATCGTCATTTAGCATTCTTATTTCCCCACCATCTATGTTCATTCTTGAACCGGCATATCTTGCAAAGATAACCCAATCACCTTTTTTACACCAAGGTCCTTCAGGAAATTTATCTTTGTCATAACAATGTGGTCCCATTGCAAGAACTAAACCACAAGTAGATCCTACTTGTTGTTTTTCTAAAGTATCTTGTCCAATGATTAATCCACCTTTAGTTTTCTCCTTCATTTTAAAAGGAAGAACAACTAATCTCCATCCAGTCGGTTTAGGTAATTTATTTGATTCTTTTGTTTTTAGACGTTCGTAACTATCTTCTTCTTTTTTTGAATCTTCTTCGTATTTATTTAATAGTGCCGATTTAACTTTCGGTTCTTCCGAAGTCGATGACGTTTTCTCTTTCAGTATCATTTTTTTGCTCCTTTGGTTCTAGCAGGTTAGAGATTTCCTGAGATATTTTTAAATAGGCATGTGCCTGTCCCATCATATACTTGTATTTTTCCATATTGTCAATACCGCCACCAATCATGGTATCTGCAATATCTTCATACGATTGTTTTAGATGTTTTTGTAGTTTATGTATTATTATTGTTTCTTCTTGTTGCATGTTTCTTTCTCCTTTTTTTATGTAATAAATTAACTCTTGAATGCCAACACCATTCTGTAAGTTTGATAGCGTATGTTTCTATTTTAGAAAACATATTATCTAATCCACCAAAAAAACTCAATAGCAATCTGTCTAACATTTCCAACGTCTTCTTGCTTGTCTTATTCTTGAATTAGGATCGTTTCTAGTTTTAGCTGATGAGTTTCTAAGTTGTCCAGCTGATCTTGCACAATATGATTTTCTACGTTTTGCAGCAGCTGAACCTTTTTTAACTTTACCTGTTACAGCTGTTTTTAATTTTGATCCAGGATTTGCTCTTCTATAAGCAGCTACACCTTTAGCTGTCATACCAGCACCTGATTTTGTTTTTCGATAATTAGCACCCTTACCTGTAGTAGTTTTTCTAATAGGGTTTTCTTTTTTTCTCATTAGATTTTTTGCATCTCTGGATTAGTTGATAACATATTTTTTTCTGCTCTAGGTCTAGCTATTGAATCTTTACTTCTTTTTCTAAGTTGAGCAATAGCAGATTCTTTTAATTGCTTTTGTCTTCTTAATTCTTTTAAATCTTTTTCTAAATTCATTATACAAATGTTTTTACGTTTTTTGGTTTACCACCTGGATTACCCGCTGCTCTTTTTCGTTTGACAGCACTCGCCTTTTGCCCTTTTGACATCCGTGTGGCTTTTGCAAGTGGGACGCATTTTGGATATTTCCTCTTTGAGCCTTTGCTTCTCCCGCAAGGTTGATACTTCCCGTTCTTCTTCGGTGCTCCAATGTCTACCCATTTTTCCGATACCCATTTTCTCAAACCACCTTCTGAATAGTAAGCTCGCATTATTTTCTTTTTTTAGGTTTTTTCTTTTTTTTTCCACCCGGTGTAACTTTACCTGAACATACAGCTGAACCGTACATGTTAGCATATGCTGAAGGATATACTTTAAACTTTCTTTTAGCGGCTGCTTTGCCTTTTGCACAAAGCTTTGCCATTACGTTCTGACCATTTTAGCCATAGGTGATTTTTCACCTGGCTTCTTTTTCTTTTTAGCCATTAAAATTTTTTTCTTTAATGCTTCTGGTAAATTTTTTTGTTTACCAACTAAAGTAGGACCACCTTTATTATAAAAATTTCTCATTATTTTTTTCCTCCGTTATTCCTAAATATTTGTGTACCCTTTATACCATAG